CTACTGGATGAACGGGAAAGGAACCAGCAATACATCAAATCCCGCGACCAGGAGAACGAGGATATTGCGCTAACGGTAGGGAAGTTGCGCGTTGAGCTTGAGGCAGAAAAACAGCGGGCAAAGGATCTGTTTATGGAAAATGCTCGGCTTAAGTCAGGTATAGCCGGTCTGATACACCTCGGTATTCGATATGCAGATGTTGATGTCATGAAAATTGCTGGAGATGCCCAGCTTTCTACCCCATGCACTGACAGCATCATAAACAGCATTGCAACAGGCATTCGCATCAACGGAGGTGAGTAGTGCGTGTGGCATGTATTGGCTTGTTACCGTACCCGACTCGTTTTTGGGCTTCTGCGCTAATTGCAAAGCCACAGGTCCTGATGGCTGACAACATCACCCCAGCACCAAAGCGCCGCCATACCGGTATTGCAGCGGCACGACGAGCAGCAAAGAGACGCAGGAGAGCAAAGCGATGAAAAACCGTAAAGCAAAGATTCTGTTAGTTCGTAGAAACGCTCCTGGCGTCTGGCAGTGGGTGAGACTCAGCAACCGACGGATGGGGTTAATGAAACATTACGGGATGATGGATTGTTGGTTTTGCAAAAAGCCCAGCGCGGCGCAAAACCGCTGGAAAAACCACTTGCGCACTAAAGGAGAGTGATATGGCGTTAACACACCGCGAACTCTGTCAGATTGCGTACAAGTTCCTTAAGCGCAACGGGTTCAAGGTTTGTTTTCATGACCGCTTTATAGCTGTAACCAGTACCGGAGAACAGCCAGATGCTATGGGATTCAGAAATTCAGCATCATGCCTGATAGAGGCGAAATGTTCTCGTGCTGACTTGTTGGCAGATAGAAAAAAGCGTTTTCGTAAAAATCCGTCTCTTGGAATGGGCGACTGGCGATTCTTTATTAGTGAGCCGGGAATTATTTCAATTGAGGATTTACCACCTGGCTGGGGATTACTTCACGTTGTTAACGGAAGAGTACGGAAAGTACATGGGTGGCCCAAGGGTAATTGCTGTTGGGGTAATCCTGACGATAAGCCATTTACTGGAAATAAGCAGGTTGAATGCGATTACATGTTATCTGCATTAAGGCGTATGGAGTTGAGAGGGCACCTTAATGAAATATATGACGGTGTAATTGTTAATAAGAAAGAAGGAAACGCGGCATGATCACTATTACCAAAGAGCGACTGCTGACAATCAAGCAGTGGCGCGAAACATACGGACCTGGTAGCAACGTTGTACTGCCAGCAGAAGAAGCGGAAGAACTGGCACGGATTGCGCTGGCATCGCTGGAAGCAAAACCAATAGGTGCTTTCCACATTGCAGAACAGCAGGTCGATGGCACAAGTGACTACATCAAGGATGGGGAGTGGCCTATTGATAATGGAATTATTGAGGTCTACGCCGCTCCACCCGTTCCAGTAGTACCGGAAGAAAAACCAATGCCTAATCCTCTTAGCATGTACGCGGTTGATGCTGTTGCCGCTATTGCAGAGGTGAGAGGCTGGAACGCCTGCCGCGCTGCAATGCTTCAGGGAAAAGGAGAGTGATATGGCTATTGCCGCAAGTTACACAATGCATCTCTATTGTGACTGCCGCCAGTGTACGGAAGGTGTATATCCAGTGCCAGACTTCGGTGAGTATATAGGTACGTCATGGGCTGGCTGTGCAAAAGAGGCGCGCAAGGATGGCTGGCGAATAAAGCAAAGACAAACGCGTGCTTTTGCGCCTGGGCATAAAGTTTTGAGGATTAACAAATGACCACTATTACCAGAGAACAAGCTCTGAAAATTATTGAGGCAGCCGATGAGGTTATTAGTGCGCTGGCCGGAACTAACGAGGATGTTCACCCTGGTAGCGATAACATGCTACGCCTGTGGGATGACCTGAATGACCGTTACGCGCCGCCGGAAATTGTGCGTGAACTGGCACGGATTGTGCTGGCATCGCTGGAAGCCGAGCCTGTTCTGTATCAGTCCTGCACTCGCCCCACCTGGAATAGCGGTGTTCCGTGGACGGAATGGAAAGAACGAAGTCGTGAGTGCTACGAAGACGATTTGCGCTTTACAGACACGCCTGACCATGCCGGTTGGATATACAAATGTCGAAAACTATATACCACTCCGCCAGCGCCGATAGCGTTAGAGGCCATTGAAAACGCAATTGAATACATCCGCAGTATCGCTTTTCACATCGATGAAGACGATTACCACGGCAAACATATTGCGTATTTCATGCAGCAAGCATTGGCCTGGCTGGAAGGGCATTCATGCAGCGACGACAGACTGGGTAAAGCCGAGAATCAACCAGTACGCGGCAACCAGGCTGCCGAATCCAATCGCGATAATGAGTGGACTGGCAATCCTGATATTGATAACGCCATCATCATGCTCGACCGCATAGATACGCTGGAAAATTGCGATGATGACCGTATTGAGGCTGTTAAGGCTGTTTTGCGTAGACTGGCTGGCAACTATCCGGTAATTCCGGATGGTTGGATAAGCTGTAGTGAGCGAATGCCTGAGAACATTCCCGGAAGTTGTAAAGAGTATCTGGTGTTTGATGGGCTTAATAATAAAGTTCATCACGATTACTGGGTTGTCCCTGATGGAGACAGTGCGCCAGTTGCGTCGTTCTGGAATCATTACGGGGCACATGTAACTCACTGGATGCCTCTACCAGAACCGCCGCAGGAGGCGAAATGATGGATGTAAAAGAGAAGGTTTTGCAGGTGATGCGTTCCCGGGCTGCCCTGCAAGATAAAGCTCTCGGCGGGAAATATCCATTCAGGATGGCAACCTGGAATCTGCGGTTGGCAATGGAGAAGGAATTTCCTGATGAAGAATGGCGTTCGGCAGATTTGCGCAAAATTCTTATGGAGATGGCTAAAGATGGAACAGTATCCAAAGATACCCATGCCAGCCGGATTGGTCAGGCGGTATGGAGACTGGAGGTGAGGTAATAAGCTGGCCTGAAGCATTTGCGATTGTAGGCGTAGCTATGGCGATTGCCGCTATTTTTATCTTCTGGGGGTAACGATGGGAAAATTAACTTTTGTAGTCGAATTTGAGGATGGCAAAGAGCCACCTGTTAGCGCCAATCTTGATGTTGCTGGTGGCAGGCTGGTTTCGGTTCTATTTGGTGATTACCGCGACGACTTCTTTCAGCCTGAAGAAGTTGATGTAGTGCGAGAAGCATTAAACGAGCTAAGTGTTGATAACGATGATGCTCATGCGGAAATCATCAAAAAATGAACTGACTACTCACTAAATTATCAATTATGGTGCTATCACCTACGACACCGAGAGAAAATTTATAATGTCAAAAGTAAATGTTTTGATTTTTTCAGCAATTGTTGGCTTTGGTTTTACTGCCGGAGTGCAGATTTATATTACGTGGGAAAAAATCATCAACTACGAATGGAGTTGTTTTATTAAGTGAGGTAAGTATGTGGAGAGGTAATAATCATGGCAAAAGCCAGATGATACTTACCGAATATAAGCTAGACCACAAAACCAATAAATCACGCTCAGTATATTTGCTCCGGCACAATAGCCGCGTAAGAAATACCGTGCTGGAACAAAATCTGACAGTTGAAATGGATAATTGCGGGGGATTCAAGCCAACAATTTCGCTTGATGATTTTCCTCGTGGTTTAAGCGAAAGAGAAGCAATGCTGAAATTAGCAGAATGGCTACAAAGATTAAGCATTGCTATTGAAGATAACTGGTCTGAACCTTAAATTTATATGATGACACTAAAACATTTTCTTGACCGCCCATTATGGGCGGCAGCCGCAGGCTATGACTTTAATTATATGGATTGCATGTCTTGTACTGCCAATGCATACGACCATTCGTTCATCCTGCTGTTTAATTCTTTAAGAATATTGCCGGAAACAGTATTTCTTAGGTGATGGAATGACTGATATTGCCAAAATGAACATTGAAGAATGGACTAAGGAATGTGAAAAGAAATGGCGCAAAAAGAAATGACCAGAATCACTGAAGAGCGCATATCAGAGATTATTTCCCGTATCGAAATGTATGGTCACGGTGCTGGATATACGGCAGATGAAGTATTGGAAATAGCCCAGCAGATGCTGGCCTTGAGACAAAAAAGAGCAACATGAAAGCAATACGTGTAGATTGAATTTTGAGCAGTGGCTGGAACAGCAACGCGGGAAAATCGATGTGGACTGTGGTTGTGTGTCCACTGAAACATTCATGCACTGGCTGCGGGTAGCTTACGAGGCTGGCAACTATCCGGATATTCCGGATAGTTCGGCGCAAGCACCAGGGAAGGGGGGGCTTCCCCGGAGAGCGGATTCGAATTAAGCCGCATGTTTACCGTGAACTGGTTAACCGCCTCCACGATACAGCGATCAAGTGTGCTGGCACCCAGCAATTACGGGAAAGAATTAGCCGCGTTTTTGGCGAAGTTATTACACCAGATCGTCATAAACAAGCCGAGAAAAGCGGTCTGGAAAGGAGTCATCTTGAAGCGGCATTAAACATTAAACCGGGCAGTACGCTAGTGGGGAAAAATTTTTCCCCGGGAAAAAAATTTTTGGGGTTTTTAAAAAAACCCCAAAAAAAGGGGCCCCCTTTTAAAAAACCCCGGGTTTTAAAAAA